CTATTGATGTCTAGTTTGTTAAGAGAAGCTATTGTTGATGCAAAAGCGCTAAAAGAGGCCGCGTTAAAGAATGCAGAAGCTTCTGTAATAGAAAAATATTCATCGGAAGTTAAAGAGACGTTGGATAAGTTGCTGGAACAAGATGATTTAGATCCCGCTCCGCCCGGCGAAATGCAAATGGGAGCAGAGCCCGCATTGGATCCGATGGCCACAGCTATGGAAGATCCGACCATGGGTGCCCCAGAAGAAGAGTACGAAGAGGTTGTTTCAGATGAAGATGTCCCCCTGGCCGCCTCCGATGATCTTCCCGACGCTGATGCTTCAAAAGAAGGCTCCAAGGTTGAATTTGATTTAAGCCTCGATGCCTTGCAGGAGGCTATCGGAGAGCTTCAGTCTCTTCAGCAAACAATGGATGAGGATCAAGAGATTGAAATTTCCGAAAAAGATCTTTATGAAATTCTCTCTGAAGATGAGGAAGAAGGCCTAGGCCCCGTCGACACAAGAATGACTCGTGGCGCTAAGCTTATTCGTCCAGACCGCCCCGACCCAGAAGAGGAAGAGGAAGGTGCTTTCGAAGATCTTCCTATGGAAGATCCGATCGAAGAATTGGCCGATCGCCTGGGTATTTCGACATCTGAACTGGCCGCAGCCGTCGAGGATGCTGGTCTTGAAGTTTACCCTGAAGGCGAAGGCGTAATGGAGCCTATGAGCCCAGATGAAGAGCATGAGTATAGATCTCTCCCCGATGTTAGGGCCCCCGAATATTCGGATGAGGACGAGGAAGAACCAGAAGAGTCCCTTGAAGAAGCAAGCGATTATGATGCCCTCGTCGATTCTATATTAGAGAAGCTTACCGTTGATATGGGCGCCGAACTAGCAGGTTGGGCCGGCCGATCATCTGATGATATGAGATACCAGATGGAAAAAGAGATCGCCCACCGCAGATCTACAGATATCGAAGAAGATTTAGAAACTTTAAAGAAAGCTCAAGAAGAGTTAGTTTTTGAGAATAAACAACTTAAAGAGCAGAATGAACAATATAAGCAAGCAACAAATGAGCTTAAAGATAGTTTACAAGATGTAAACCTTTCTAATGCTCGCTTGCTTTATACGAACCGAGTATTGAGAAATGCCTCCTTGAATGAGCGACAAAAAGAAAGAATTGTCGAAGCTATTTCACGCGCCGGTTCAGTTACAGAAGCCAGAATGGTTTTTGATACGCTTCAAAGCACAGTGGAGGCTAAACCTAAAAAGAGCCCACAATCACTGAGCGAGGCCATCACCCGCCGTTCTTCTGTAATTCGTGCCTCTCGTCAAGAGAGCGTACCCTCTGACCCTTTCAATGAAAGGATGAAGAGACTAGCTGGAATAAAATAAACATAAAATCATTATATTATAAGGAGGTGATTAAATTATGTCAGGAATCGTTGAAAGATTAACAGAAGGTATTGTTAATCGTGATATGCGATCCGAAGGTCACGCTTTGTTAACAAAGTGGGAGCGCACAGGTCTTCTAGAAGGACTTGCAAATGACCGTCAGAAAGGCTCTATGGCCCGTCTCTTAGAGAATCAGGCCAAGGAGTTACTTCGTGAGAGCAGCAGCATGAATGCTGGAGATGTTGAGGGTTTTGCCGCCGTCGCATTCCCCATCGTCCGTCGTGTTTTCGCAGGCTTAATTGCTAACGATCTTGTTAGTGTTCAGCCCATGAGTCTCCCCTCGGGACTCATCTTCTTCCTGGACTTCGTGTTCTCGCCAGACATTGGTGCGACCGGCGTTCTTGATGATCGTTCTGGTAACTCGAAGAATAAGTCCATTTATGGTACTGGCGAGGTTGCTAGTCAGATTACTGGTGGTGTGAGTCTTGTTGACACTCTTAAGGGAGATCTCGGCGGACCCCGCACAGTTGGTGGTCGTGGTTATAACTACGCTTCGCCAACTGGCTCTACAAGCCTTACGGCAAGTAGCATCACCATTGGTCAGTTCAGCATGACAGGTGCTTCTGATGCAAACAAGAAGAGCATCCTTTGGGATGCAGACTTGATATCTTTAAGTCAGTCTTCTACCGCTCGTTGGGTTGTCTATGCTGAGGTCGAGAAGGCTGATATTAGTACTCAGGCCGACTTCGATAACTATGGTGCATTCTCTGCTTCTGTTAGTAGCGTTAATGACATTATAGGCGGAGTTACCCTTGCTTCTTCTAATACTTCTCAGCTTAGAAGGCTAACACACACAACTGGCTCTAACCCAGATGCATTCACAATGTACTGGTTAACATCCGTTGATGCATCTAGCTTGGCTACTGATGTTGGTACTAGCAAGAATCTTGCTCTTAACTATCCAATCGATGACAAGCTTCAGGCTAGCAACGCTGTTGGCTCTATCGTTGGTGCTGCAACATGGGGACTGGAAGGTAGTGAGTTCATTCCTGAGATCGACATCAAGGTGGACAGCATCGCTGTTACTGCCCAGACGAAGAAGCTCAAGGCTAAGTGGACTCCAGAATTAGGACAGGATCTTAATGCCTATCATAACCTTGATGCAGAGGTCGAGCTTACGAGCATCCTTTCGGAGCAGATTGCTCTCGAAATCGATCGTGAGATTCTTGGTGATCTTGTGGGTGGAGCAACTGCTTCTACTTACTACTGGTCCCGCTCTCCAGGCATGTTCTTGGATCGCTCAACTGGTAGCGAAATTGGTGCTAGCTCTGCTGCTCCCGATTTCACCGGTACAGTGTCCGAGTGGTATGAGACGCTCGTTGAGACAATCAACGATGTTTCTGCACAGATCCACAGAAAGACTCTTCGTGGTGGAGCTAATTTCTTGGTCGTTGGCCCAGAAACAGCAAACATCCTTGAGTTTACTGCCGGATTCCGTGCAAGTGTTACTGCTGATGCCGAGACTGGTACAGTTGGTGCTGTTAAGGTTGGTAGCCTTTCTAAGAAGTTTGATGTCATTGTTGACCCATACTTCCTGCGCAACGTGGTTCTCGTTGGCCGTCGCGGATCCTCTTTCCTTGAAAGCGGATATGTGTACGCACCTTACGTGCCACTGCAGACCACACCCACTATCTTTGGACCAGAGGACTTCGTACCCCGTAAGGGCGTGATGACTCGTTATGCCAAGCAGATGGTTCGTCCTGATATGTACGGCTTAGTCGTTATTCGTGGACTTCTTGGTGAGGCCGGCGCAACTAGCTAAACCTTAGTCGCAATATAAATGTAAAGCCTCCGTCTTTTGGCGGGGGCTTTCGTTTGCCTGAAACTACTTATAGGTGAACGAAAGTTCATACCAAAGTTATCGGGTAGATTTTGAGCTACCCCCTAGTATTGCTGAGATAAGCCAATACAGGGACATGATTATAAAAGGAGGGTTTTTAACTATGGGAACAAAAAGAGTAGGCCTCGCTAGAATGGAGGCATTAATGGAGAACTTAAAGAGAGAGCTTAATTTCGGAGCCGGCACAACATTGGTTGGTGGCAGAAGAAAGGTTATAGCGCTTACTAACGCTGGCGCCGCAACCGCAATTAGATCGGCCATAACAGTCCAAGAATCGGGAGCAGTATTTACAGTGCCCGCTTTGACAAGTGGCACACAGACTATCACTCTTCCGGCACTATCGGCTGATTCTGTAGGGTGCACATACACCTTTGTTATGTTGGGTACCGCCGGCCAGGATTTCAATGTATTGGGAGCTAGTTCTGATAAGATTTTAGCAACAGTTCCAAAGGGCGATGGCGATAATACAGCAATTTCGCAGGCGTATGACTCAATTGGTTTTGATGCGAATGCGGTTCTAGGTTCATCGTTTACAGTTACGTGTATTTCGACTACAGCAGCCACTGGGTGGATGGCCCACGATGTTATCGATGGTCTTGCTGCAAATACTGGAGGCTTGAACGTAGCCTAAAAGTAGTGATATAGTATTTATTTTAATTTTAAGCCCCCAATAGTTAACTATTGGGGGCTTTTATAGTGTGTTAGTGTTTATATTGCTGAATGGAGTGTGTTATACTACGGGGAGTTGGAGGATATATGAAAAAATCAAAAAACAAAATTAAATTAATTAGACCCTTTGGCCCAAGCATTGGAAAGTTTAAATTACCAAAATCAATAATTGAAGACTTTAATGATGCTTGTGATTTAATTGCAAAGGATGAGCAGCTTTCCGATAAGCTGGATTATTCAGATTACCTAGCCGGCAAAGTAAAGCAGGAAATAGCAATACCGCCAGAATTAACTTCAAATTATAACAATTACTTTGCTACTATAGTGGCTCAATATTTAAAAGAGGTTGATAAGCTACCGCCACCGATCGAGTGCTCAAAGTCTGCGTCTCTATTGCCGGCAAACGGATATGTTGGAACGCGCATTGACTCGGGGTGGTTTGTTAGATCATTTGCCGGCGATTATAATCCCGTTCATATGCACCCACATGCTGCTGTATCATGCGTTGGGTTTCTTAAAGTGCCAGATTGGGATGACGAACACAAACAAGACTGGCAAGACCATACTGGCCTCACGCACGGTTGCTTAACTTTTATGTTTGGAGATCAGAATACGCTCTCACAAACGACTCATGTAATTCGACCCAAAGTAGGAGATATTTATGTGTTTCCCGCGTGGTTGCTGCATGCTGTATATCCCTTCAGCTCGAAAGGTGAGAGAAGATCCTTCTCGTTAAATATGAGTATTTTGACAGGAGCTTAAGATAGCTAAATGTCGATCTGCCAAATTTTTTCGCCGGTAAATTTTTGAGATTTTTGCTTTTTTACACTAGTTATTACACAAAACAGGAGTTTTTATGGGCAAGAAAAGAAGGCTAAAAGCAGCTAGGGGAAAGTTCGCCACAAAACACAGCAGCCACCCCAGAGCAAAATTTTTAGCATCCAGCACAGAGACCGTTGCCACCATTGAGGATCCGGCTACTAATACGATACAACAGGCAGAGGTGATATTGGAAGAATTGTCAACGCCTGCAACTTTAACGCCAGATCCGGTAAAAGTCGCCCCGAAAGCAGAAAAAGTTACAAAAACCAGGGCTCCAAGAAAGAAAAGAGTCCCAGCGCCGCGTAAAAGAACAACAAAAAAGAAAACAAATAGTCCGACAGCTTAAAATAACACAATCTTTATAAAAGGACCCCCAGCTAGCCTGGGGTTTTGTTTTATGAGAACTAATTAGATTGGGAGAACTTACTTTATGCCTACAAACTTAAATCCAAGATCTGTAACCAGTGCTATAATATTAACTTCAACTGGTTCTACAGAATTAGTAACTGGTTCACTACCGTTTGGTGTTTATACGGGCTCTATTTCCTTTATAAGCGGAGCATCAGCACAAGTGGCTTATGTTTATAAAAAATTGGGCGGCGATGTTATTGATATTGAGCTAACAGCAAACAACGTATATGCTGCTTATGAAGAAGCTGTATTAGAATATTCTTATATTATCAACCTTCACCAAGGAAAGAATGTGCTTTCATCTGTATTGGGTGAACAATCGGGAACTTTTGATCATAAAGGTGAGTTTATAGGCGGAAATGAAACTATAAGTGGTTCAAATTTAAAATATCCAAGGTTTAGTCTTGGTTATTCTAGAAGAGTAGGTGATGCCGGCGCCTCCGCCGGCGGCTTCGGAGGAACAGTTCCTCAGTATTCCGCATCATTTAAGCCCGTACAGGATCAACAAGATTATGATATACAGCAAATAATTCAAGATGCATCATCAACAGGCACAGATCAGGCCGGCGACCCGGTGCCATATGCTGGAAAAGTAGGCCGCAAGCGTGTTCTTGTTACGAAAGTTTTTTATCGCTCTCCTAGGGCCATGTGGCGCTTTTATGGCTACTATGGAGGTGTTGGTGTGGTCGGAAATTATTCAACTTATGGACAGTTCGCCGATGATGCTACCTTTGAAATTATTCCGACATGGCAGAATAAAATGCAAGCAATTATGTATGAAGATTCTATTTTTACACGCACGTCACATTATTCTTATGAATTAATTGATGGAAAATTAAGACTGCTCCCTACTCCGAGTAGCTACGGTATGGATGGCTTAAACGATAGAATTTGGTTTAAATTTTACGTGGATGCCGAGGCTTTTGCTACTGGATCATATGATGTTGGTGTTGAAGGGATTAACAACATCAACACCATACCCTTTGAGAATTTGCCGTATGAAAACATCAATTCTATGGGCAAACAATGGATTAGAAAATATGCTTTAGCACTTTGTAAAGAAATGTTAGGGCAAATTCGTGGTAAGTTCACCACGCTGCCAATTCCGGGCGAGAGTGTTACCTTAAATCATTCTGAGTTGCTATCACAGGCAAAGGACGAACAGACAGAACTAAAAGAGAAACTGAAGGAAATGCTCAAAGAAGTTGAGTATGCCGCTTTGGCCAAATCCGATCAGGAGATTACTGATGCTGCCAGCAATGTCTTAAAAATCACCCCGTTACCCATATTTGTAGGATAATAATAAATGGCCGATGAATGGAAAAAACCAAAAACTCCACCTCCTCCTTTATTCTTAGGGAAAAAAGAGCGAGATCTTGTAAAACAAGTAAATGATGAGTTAATTGAAAAGGTTATTGGCCAGCAGATACTTTATTATCCGATCGACATGCAGACAACAAATTTTCATGATCTATACGGCGAAGCGCCAGAAAAAACATACCTACCTCCCATAAGAGTTTACGCTTTGGTTGAGTTTACTGATTATTCTACAAGCTATCTTGAAGGCGCCGGCATTGACAAAACATGGGAAATTATTATACATTTTCACAAAAGAAGACTTGAATCTGATCAAAATTTATATGTTCGTGAAGGGGATTTCGTTCTATATGGAGAATATTTTTACGAGATAGTTAAACTTGCGGAGCCCAAATTATTATTTGGCCAAGCTGGAAAAGAATTTGAAATAGCAGCTACATGCAAGAGAGCAAGAGAGGGACTTTTTAATGCTTCCTAATAATTTTGATTTTGCACTGCTTCCTTCGGGCAGCGCCAATTATAGTTTAAGCGAAGTGGGAATGTTGGGTTCTTCAATCGAAGATATCGACCGCGCAATTTACGATTGGATTAAAGATCTCCAATTATCTTCGTATGATGAAGGCTCCTTTAAGACCGTTAATGTTCTTTGGCAGGCGCCAGAAAGAGCGTATCAAATAAAGCACGATAAAGATTTGCGAGATAGTGCCGGCGCCCTAAAATTGCCGCTTGTTAGCGTTGAAAGAACTGGTATAACAAAAGATCCGGCGAGAAAAGGCTCTTTTCAGGCACATCTTTATTCAAAAAACAAAAATGGTCGCGCCGGCAGAATGGTCATTGCT